GCCAGCCCGCACCTGCCGCCGGTTGGATGCGCTGGCTGGATTTTACGCCTAAAGGCTTGTTCGCCGATGTCGAGTGGACGGATAAAGCGGCGGCTGCGATTGCGGCCAAGGAATACCGCTATGTCTCGGCGGTGTTTTCTTACGATACTAAAGGCTACGTCCGCAAAATCTACCATGCCGCGCTGACCAATTATCCTGCGTTGGACGGCATGGACGAGGTGTTGGCGGCTGCGTCGGCACAGTTTATCAAACCTGAAACGGAGCAAACCCCGATGAAAGAGTTGTTGCAACAACTGCTCGGCCTGCCGCAGGCAGAGGAAGCCGAATTAACCGCAGCCCTGACTGCGCTTTTGCAGGCCAAACCGAAAGATGTGGCTTTGTCTGCCGCTATCTTTAAAGATTTGGCCGATAAAGACGACAAAATCGCCGCGCTGTCTGCGCAAGGCGGCCAGCCTGATTTGACTCAATATGCGCCGGTGTCGGTAGTGGCCGAGCTGCAAAGCCAAGTGGCTGCACTGACTGCCGAACGCGAAGCCGATAAAGGCCAAGAGCTGATTACCGCTGCTTTGAGTGCAGGTAAATTGCTGCCGGCACAAAAAGAATGGGCCGAAGGCGTATTGAAACAGCCAAACGGCTTGGCATTTTTAACCGGCTTTATTGAAAACGCCCAGCCGGTCGCTGCACTGGCAGGCTCGCAAACGGGCGGCAAAGCACCCGACGAACGCGTCGCCGCACTGACTGCGGAAGAGGCAGCCGCAGCAAAAATGCTGGGCATGTCCGGCGAAGAATTTGTAAAAATCAAAGAAAGCGAAGGTAAGTAATGAATAAGGCAGCAATTTTAGCCGCCCTGACGGCAGCATTCCGCAAAGAGTTTCAGTCCGGCTTAGATTCGGTTAAGCCTGACTACCCTGCTATCGCTATGACTATTCCGTCAACAACATCGACGAATACTTATGCGTGGCTGGGCAAATTCCCGCAAATGCGCGAGTGGCTCGGCTCACGTCAGATCAAAAAAATGAGCAATCAGGCAATGAGCTTGGAAAACAAAAAATTCGAAGCGACTGTCGGCGTGGCTCGCACTGACATCGAAGACGACCAAGTAGGGATGTACCGCCCGATGATGGCTGCAATGGGCGAATCCGCTGCCGCTTTGCCTGATACGCTGGTGTGGGGTCTGCTCAAGAAAGGCAAAACCACCATTGGCTACGACGGCCAATACTTCTTCGACGTTGACCATCCAGTTTTCGAAAACCACGATGGTACAGGTCAAAACACGCCTTATTCCAACCTGACTACCGGTACAGACAACGACGCACCTACATTTTACGTCGTTGACGACACCAAAACCCTGAAACCTTTGATTTTCCAAAACCGCACCGAAACAGAGTTCGAAACTAAATTCGATCCGTCCAAATCCGACCGCGTGTTTATGGAAGACGAATATCTGTATGGCTCGCGCCGCCGTTGTAATGCCGGTTTCGGTTTGTGGCAGCTGATGCATATGGCGGAAAAAACCGAGCTGACCCGCGAAAACCTTGCCGCCATTATCGTCAAAATGCAAAAAATCAAAGCCGACGGCGGCTATGTGCTGAACGTGAAACCCAGCCTCTTGGTCGTCCCGCCCGAGTTGGAAGACAAAGCCCGCGAACTCTTGGAAGCCGACAAAATCAACGGCACGACCAATACCTTCAAAGGCCGTCTGAAACTGCACGTCTGCGTCCACCTGTAACCCTAACCGTTTTCAGACGACCTTTAACACCTATTTAAAGGCCGTCTGAAACAAGGAGTCATCATGGCAAAAACCAACAACAAACCAGAAACCGCCGAAACCGCCACCCCGTCGTTTGAAGACATCAAAGCCGAATTGGACGCCGTGCAGGCAGAGCTTGCCGCCGCCCGAAACGATGTCGAAATGCTGACCACAGCCTTGGCAAAAGCCGAAGACGACAAAAAGGCACTGTCCGCCGAACTTGCCGAACTCAAAGCGCAGCATACGCAACGCGCCGCCGACTCTTTGGCGGACAGCCGCGATGTGATGCTCGTCAGTACCGGCGCAGACGACAAAGAATTTTGGCGCGGCGGCCTGCTGTTTGACGGCGGCTGGCGCGAAGTGAAGCGCGCCGAAGTCGGCGAAGCGGTGTGGAAGGCAATCTGCGCCGAGCCTATGCTGCAACGCAAGGCGGTCGAGTAATGGCATACGCGACGGTTGAGGATATGGTTGCGCGTTTCAGCGAGCTGGAGGTTATCCAGCTGACCGACCGCAACCAAGACGGCTTGATTGACGAGGATGTGGCGGCAGTGGCACTGGCCGATGCCACCGCAGAAATAGACGCTTATCTGGGTCGGTTTAAACGTCCGTTTGCTGATGTGCCGCCCATCCTCAAGCGCTTGTGTTGCGATATTGCCCGCTACCGCCTTACCGCCGCCAACAGCGTGCTGATTACCGACGAAATCCGCAACCGCTACAAAATCGACGTGCTCGACCTGCTGCGTGCTATGGCCAAAGGCGAAGTGCAGCTGGGCGTGGATGATAGCGGCGAAGAAGTGGCCGCGGGCGAAGACGGTATTGTGTTTGTAAACGGTAAAAATAAGGTGTTCGGGCGTGATCACTGATATTGAGCAAGCGATAACAGACCGTCTGAAACGGGGCTTGGGTCGCATGGTGCGCACGGTTAAAAGCTACAACGGCGAGGCCGACGATTTGGCGGGGCAAATCCATACGCTGCCTGCGGTTTGGGTAACGTATGGCGGCAGCAAAGTTGAGCCTGCCAGCACCGGCGGCGTATGCGGACGTTATCAGGATACCGCCGAATTTGTGGTGATGGTGGCGGCCCGCAATCTGCGCAACGAGCAGGCGCAGCGGCAAGGTGGCATCGACAGCCGCGAAATCGGCAGCAACGATTTAATCCGCGCTGTTCGCCGCCTGCTTGACGGCCAGCGGCTCGGTTTTGCCGATAGCCGCGGCTTGGTGCCCAAAGCGGTGCGCGCGATTGCCAATCATGTGCTGGTGCAAAACGCCGCAGTAAGCATATATGCGGTTGAGTATGCCATCCGCTTTAACACCTGCGGGTTGGAAAATGACCGCTACCCCGAACGCGCCGACAATCCCGACGACCCAGACCATATCTTTACCAAGTATCAGGTTACATTGAGCGAGCCGTGGCCTGATTTCGAGGGGTTGGACGGCAAAATTTACGACCCGCAATCCGCCGGTGAAATACCTGTAAACCTAACCCTTAAGGATAAGCAATGAGCAAAATCAAAGTAACGGCGGCAGACGGCCTGCGTGTGCCGACCGAACACAACCCACACGAATATATCGGCCAAGAGCCGGTGGAGGTGGACGGCAACAGCCTGTATTACCGCCGCATGATTGATGACGGCGATTTGGTGGTGGTTGAGGATGCCGCCCCAAATACCAAAACCCGCAATACTAAGGGAGAGTAATGATGCCCCATATTGATTTTGACGCGATTCCGGGCAGCATCCGCGTGCCTGGGCAGTATATTGAATTTAACACCCGCAATGCCGTGCAAGGTTTGCCGCAAAATCCGCAAAAGGTATTGATGGTTGCACCTATGCTGACCGCGGGCATACAGCCCGCCTTAGAGCCGGTGCAACTATTTAGCGATGCCGAGGCGGCCGATTTGTTCGGACAAGGCTCGCTGGCGCATTTGATGGTGCGCCAAGCATTTGCCAACAACCCTTATTTGGATTTGACCGTTATCGGTATTGCCGACCACAGTGCAGGCGTGCAGGCAACCGCAACCGTTACCCTTTCCGGCACGGCCACCGCGCCGGGCGTGGTGGAAATCACGATTGGCGGCAAGCAGGTAAGCACGGCCGTTAACACCGGCGAGACCGCCGCCACAGTGGCAGACCGTCTGAAAACCGCCATCACTGCCGCCGATGTAACCGTTACCGCATCCGGCAGCGGCGCAGCCGTTACGCTGACGGCCAAACACAAAGGCGAGATCGGCAACGAGAGCGGCTTAACCGTGAGCACCGGCAATACCGGCCTGACTTATCAAGCCAATGCATTTACCGGCGGTGCCAAAAATGCGGACATTGCCACGGCCTTGTCCAAAGTGGCGGGCAAGCATTATCACATTATTTGCAGCCCGTTTAGCGATGACGCCAACGCCAAAGCCTTGAGCAATCATATTACCAACGTATCCAACGCCATCGAACAGCGCGGCTGTATCGGCGTATTGGGTATGAGTGCGACCTTGAGCGCGGCCACCACCGCTACCGGCAAAATCAACGACGGCCGCATTACCTGCGCTTGGTACAAAGGCGCGGTAGAGCCAAACGGCATCATTGCCGCAGGTTATGCGGCGGTGTTGGCCTTTGAAGAAGACCCTGCCAAGCCGCTGAACACGCTGGAAATCAAAGGGCTGGCCGTTACACCTGATGCGCAATGGCCGCTGTTTGCAGAATGCAACAATGCGCTGTACAACGGCTTGACCCCGCTCACAGTGGTCAACAACCGCGTGCAGATTATGCGTGCCGTATCCACCTATACCAAGTCGGCCAACAACACCGACGACCCGGCACTACTCGACATTACCACCATCCGCACGCTGGATTATGTGCGCCGCAGCGTTAAAGAGCGCATTGCCCTGCGTTTTCCGCGCGACAAATTGAGCGACCGCCTGCTGCCCAAGGTTAAGAGCGAGATTTTGGACGTGCTGATTAAGCTCGACCAAGCCGAAATCATCGAAAACGCCGAGGCCAACAAAGGCAAGCTGGTGGTGGCGCGTGCGCAAAACGACCCCAACCGTGTTAATGCCATTATCCCCGCCGATGTGGTCAACGGCCTGCACGTCTTTGCCGGGCGCATTGATTTGATTTTGTAACCCTTTTCAGACGGCGTTTAAAACAGGTTTAAAGGCCGTCTGAAACCTTAAAAAAGGATAAAACATGAGCGACGCTACCTATGCCGGCGCGGTGATTATGGAGGTGAACGGCCGCGACGTTGAGATTATCAGCATCAAGCCGCAAACCACTACAGGCCGCAAGCCGGTCAAAACGATGAACCGCAACGGCCGAGTCAACGGTTATTGTGACGGCGTAACCGAACACAAATTAAGCGTTACCGCCGCCATTCCGATCGACGGTACGGAAATTGACTGGGATAACATCACCAAAGCCAAAATTACGATTTACCCCATCAACGACGAAGGCAGACGCACGTCTTATTTGGACTGTTTTACCGTTGATACCAGCGAACAATACGAAGTCGACAACGAAGCCCGTATCGACATTGAGATGGTTGCGCTGCACAAAATCAAGGAGTAATCAAGAATGAAGCACGAGTTTGATTTGGTGTGGGGCCTGCCCTTGCCGGGTGGCGGGGTGGCCAAACGTGCCGCACTGCGGCCATTAACCATCGGCGGCGAACTGCGCGGGCAGGCTGCGTTGGAAGATATGGGTTTGGGCGAAGCGCAAAGCGAAAGCGGCAAAGCCCGCGCCCTGATGCTCGAAACCTTGGCTTATTGGGCGCAGCAGCTTACCGTTGAGGGCATCGCCCCCGAGCAGCTAACCGCCGAATACCTAGCGGAAAACCTGACCGGCGAAGACTACGGCATCATCTTGGCCGCACAGGACGACCTGCGGGCAAAATACACCGCCGCTGGGGCAAACCCCGGGAACACCACGGCGGCCGCCTAAAGATCGAGTCCCGAAACTACCGCAACTGTCACCGCAATTACCGCCAATCCGTCATCTTGATGGCCAAAGCGGGTATATCCGCCGATGCCGTGGCCGGTATGTGCCACGCCGAGCTGGTGGCTTGGTTTGGAGACATCTTGGACAGCTTAGGCGTTAAAAAGCCCACGGATGACGGAGTGATTATCTCAAGGCGGTTGCCTAAGCCAAGTAAGTGATAAAATATGTTAAAATCATGGCCGTGCGATTTTGCACGGCTTTTTTATGGGGTAACGATGAAAAAAATAGGCGAATACAGCAAACCGGCCCAGTATGGGATATTTTTTATAATTTTTATCACATTTTTGCTTTTAACTTTTGGGGTTGGTGCCATTTACGAATCTGTAACTAAATTAGAAGTGAGAACATTTAGAGAACTTGGTTTAAAAGATAAAAAATGGTCAGAAGATGAGGCCAAGCTGGCTGCTGAAAGTACCTATGGTCGGTTGGTGTCAGTATATCAGCCAGTTTTTGAAGAGGCCGCCAAATCAGGTTCCCTTGGTGCTTTTTATGCACTTGATACTGATAGTTTTTATGAGATGGGCGCTTGGTACAATCAGGATAAACGGCTGCGTGCAAAATACAATAACTGTGAATTGGCTTATGAAAATTTATTAAACATCCTATCCAAAAGCACCCTAGACCCATATTGGAGCTATTATCAGTATAATGTGCAAATGTGCGGGAAGAGTATTTAACAGGATTGAAGCTTATTAAATCCCGATTAAAACAGCCTTTAAACCATAATTAACCGTGAGTTAATGTGAGTTTAAAGGCTGTTTTTATGGCAAGCGGATTGATGAAATTGGTGTTGTCGCTGACCGGTCGGGATGACGGTGCAAAGCGGCTATTGGCCGAAACCGAGCGGCAATTGCAACGCACGGCTACATCGCGTATGCAGATGGCGCGCGCGCACAAACCTTATGAAATAGCGGGTATTCGATCGGAAAAAGCGATACAGCGCGAAATTAAACTGACCGAGGCGGCATACAACCGCCTTAAACGCAGTGGCACGGCTTCGCAAAACGATTTGGCGCGCGCAGCACAAGCACATAAGCAAAAATTAAAAGAGCTAAATGCAGAGTTGGGGCGAGGTGCCGGTCTGCAAAAAGGCATGGCTGCGGGCGCGGCAGTGTTTGCCGGGGGGGCGGCGGCGTATGGCGTTTTAAAACCTGCAATGGATAACCAAAAACAATTGGATGCCAATATCACTCAAGTAGCTTGGCAGGCTTATGGAGAGGATAACAGTAAGTCGGCAGACTGGATTGCCAAAGAAGGTAAAGGCGAAATCCGAGCATTGGTTAAGGAATTGGTGGATACCAACGGTGGAACGGCGGACGCAGCTTTACAGCTGATTAACAGCATGATGGCCAACGGTATGAGCTTTGAGCAAGCGCGCGCTAATGCCCAGTCCTCTCATAGGGCTATGCTGGCTTCCGCCGAAGGAGTCGGACAATATAATCCGCAAGATACGGCCAAACTTTTTAAAGTGCTTTCCGACTTCGGCTTTAAAGGCGATGAATTATCCAAAGCCTTTGAGTATGCGATGAAATCGGGTATGCAGGGCAATTTTGAAATTGCCGACATGGTACGCGAGCTACCTGCCTTGCTGCCTGCCGCGAAAGCGGCGGGTATGGACGGGCTGCAAGGTTTCGGCTTTCTTCTTTCTACTTTGCAGTCGGCGGCCAATAAAGCCGGGTCAAACAGCGAGGCGGCCAATAATGTGCGCAATCTGCTGGAAAAAACCTTATCTGCCGATACTACCAAACGTTTGTCGAAAATGGTTAATCCGCAACAGCCGGGCAAAGGTATTGATTGGCGGGCATCGGTGTTAAAGGGTAAGGAAAATGGCGAGAGTGCGGTGCAGGTGTTGGCGCGATTGGCAGATTCCATGCTGGAAAAAGACAGCGAATACCAAGCTTTTAAGAAAAAAGCGGATGCAGGCGACGAAACAGCTAAAAGCCAAATGAATATTATGAAGGGTTTTGTGTTGTCGTCGATCTTACCGGATATTCAAGCCAAAGGCGGTTTGCTGGCGGCAGCCGATACGCAACAGGTTCAGGAATATATGCAAGGCTTGCTCGGCCTGAATCCGCAAAACAGTTTAGTGGATAAAAAATTGGCAGTTATGGAGAGTAGTGCCGCCTACAAGCAAGAGCAGGCAGAAGCAAAAGCATTACTTGGCCAAGATGCGCTTACGGAACCTTTAATCAAGGCTGAAACAGGCTTGAAATCTTTGACTGCCGAATTTCCCAATGCAACCTTAGCCCTGCAAACGCTTGCCGCTGCCGCGATGGCTGCTGCGGCGGCTCAAGGCTTGATGGGTGTGTTGGGTGGTGGCGGTTTGGGCGGCGGTGCGGCGGCGGTTGGCACA